GCTGCAGTTGCAGCATCTGCTGCTTCTGCTGCTGCGTTAGCTGCATCGGTTGCTGCGTTAGCTGCATCGGTTGCCTCGTTAGCTGCATCAACTGCATCTGAAGATGTTGTATCAACTACATCAACTGAAGTTGAAACAACACCAGCTGCAGCGTATGTAGAACCTACATAGGTCTCTGCAACTAGGTCAGTGCCCGCTGTAGCAGCTGTGAACGCAACTGCTGCGGTTGATCCTGCGGCACAAGTCAAGTTTCCTGCAAGCGCACATGTTTGACCGTATGTTGTTCCAGCTACTGCTGTTGGTGAAACAGCTGAAACTGTCACTGAGCCTGAGTTTGAAACAACCCATTGAGCTGTTCCATCTGCAGCGGTAGTTGCAGAAGCAACAAATAATCCGCCAATATTTGCAGAACCAGTGGTTGATGCGTAGAGGGTCACACCTTGTACTGGGTTACCAAAACGATCAACAACCTTACCTGTCACAATATTTCCGGCTGCTTTTGCAGATACGACGCGAGCATAAGTTGCTGTTGTATCTCCAAATGTTGCAGAACCAGTCGTCGACTTAGCTCCAGCTGTAGCAGTTACTGTATATGTTCCAGCTAACCATGCATAAACAGAAGTTGCTGCAGTTCCTGCAGAGCCAGTAATTACAGTCTTCTTTGTTGATAAGACCGCAGCACCTGTTCCAGATACTGAGAATGTGACTGGTACGCCTGCTAGAAGCGCACCATTTGCATCCTTAACGGTTGCAGTGAAAGTGATCGCACCGTTTTCAGCGCCATCACCTGCATAGATTGGGCTAATAGCTGTAGTTGCGTTTGCAACGCTAGCTGTTGTGTTGCCGCCAGTGATTGTGATGGTCGATGGTGTGTATGTTCCATAGTTGATCGTCACAACGTTAGTACTATCTTGCGCGCTTGCGCCTGAAGCAGTAAAGGTTGCTGTATCGGTCAACGAAGTCGTTGATGTAGAAGCATCAGTCAATGTATATGAAACATATCCTGTTGCATCAGTAGCCAAAGCAATGTTGGCTGCAGTCGCATTACGACCAGTAATAGCTAATGAGACAGCTTGGGCAACTACTGGATCGCCAAACTGATCATAAGCGTAGCCGTAAAGCTTAATCGAACCACCGGTAGCTAGCTTCAGCACGTTAGCTGGACCTGCAGAGAATAATGCAATTGCAGGAGTAGCAGATGTAACTGTAAGCGTTGAAGAACCAGCCGCAGAAACTGTGAAGCTCTTGCCTGTTGATCCCAAAGCTCCAGCCACGGTTACTGTCGCAACGTACTTTGTTCCCGCTGTGTTACAAGTACCAGTTACGGTCCAATCGCGAGCAAGGCCTACGATTCCAGTTAATTTTCCACTTGTATCAGTAACTGTTACTGGGTAAACCTTTGTTGCACCCGCAGTACATGAAACAGTGTCATAGAAATAGTAGCTGTGTGAAGCAACAGTCAGATTAGCAGTATCGGTATATGAACTGAAACCAGTGTGACCGGTGCCTGCTCCACTATTTCCAGTAAGGAGGGCAAGTGAAGCTGAGGTAGCTGATGAGTAAGCAACTGTGGTCAATGAAGTTGTTGCTGAAATTGAGGATGAGAGGGTTCCCGATCCACTTGCAGTCAAAACAATCGATGTTGCAGTTGTTGTCGAATCCGCAACACGGATATAGGCAACACCAGCAGCGAAGTCACTTGAAGTAAGTGTAATTCCACCAGTACCTGTTGCGGTGTGTGTCTGAGTACCAGCAGCGATATATGAACTGAGTGTCGTAGTGGTTTGGTTAGGGACAACTGAAATTGTCTCAGTTGAACCAGGACCAGTAACTAGACCAGCTGCATCCTTAAGTGTTAACTTAAAGAGCTGACCATTTGATGCACCAGCTCCAGGAGCAGATCCAACAGCCGTGAAAGCCATTGAAGCTACTGCTGCACCAGTTGTAATAGTTACAGTCTGAACTGCGTCACCTGCAGCATATTCGTTTGTTCCGCAAGTTACGCAAGTTGAGTTATCGGTTGAAATCATCAACTTATATGAACCCGCAACATCAGCTGTAAAATTCAAGTTGAAGCTGGCAGTTGTTGGTGCCGTTGTATATGCGGCAGAAGTAAATACCGCACCTACTGTCTTGCTATCTGAACCACTAAGTGCGCTCGTTCCAACATTTCCAGCTTGACCTGTCGCAGCGGACCAAGTCATTTGTGCACCAATATTGTTGCCAGATGCATATGTTGCTGCAACGAAGGTACCGGCCGACGAACCATTAGCAAGCGTAACAGCAGTAACGCCAGCACCAGCAGTAATAGTCAGAGAACCAGCAACAGTCGGGGTCGTGCTGGTAACGAGATTGTTAGCCGCTTTAGCAGCAGGAACGGTGTCCCACACATAAAGACGACCAACAGGGCCAACGCCCAAATCCATCGGAGAGGGATCACCCAACGCAGAGTTGGTATTAACCCCCATATACGTCTGGGCAGTACCCAGAAACAGATCATCAGAAAATTGCGGCATATCGTTTCCTTCTTGAAAAGTTTAACGAGAGAAGTGCGGGGGTTTTAGGCACCCCCGCATAGCCTTATTACTTAGACGCCAGCAGTGCCATACATAGCACGCGGGTCAGTCCAACCCACCGTATAACGCTCGGTCGCTTTGTAACGCATCGAATCCGTTTCAAAGTCACCTTCCATAGTCTTTTCAAGACCACGGCGCATCATCAGCTTCATGCCTTCCGGCGCGTCCGTCTGCACCCACCATGCCGAAGCATTGGTAAGACGCGACAGAACCGCAGCGCCTTCGTCCAGCAGGCCAATCGACTTGATCGGATTCAGGTCGTTGTTGGCAGTGCCAGTACGCAGAACGCTCTTCAGCAGAACTTCCGCTTGGAAGATGTTGCCCGGAGCCACCACCAGTTGACGCGGCACAAGACGAATCTTCTTGCCGTTGTTGTCAACCGCTTGGCGAATCTGGATCAGCATCTGTTCCAGCGACGTTTGCGAAAGGTTAGCAGCAGTGGTCAGCAGGTTGCTGAACGTGCCGTTAACAATCGGATGCGAAGCCGAGTTCAGTTGCACACCGTCACCGCCCGGATACGCGCTGTTGAACGCACGATTAAGCACGTTCGCCGACAGCGTTTCCTTCGTCTCAATCAGCGACTGAGCAAGGTGCTTGGCGTAGACCTGACCGATACGGATGTGATCGCCGTCCTCGACCAAGACCTTGGTCAGCGCGAAGGCCAAGCCATAGACTTGGTACACATAGCGCTTGAGGAACAGCACGCCGCCCTGCTGATACGCAACCGGAGTTCCGTCAGGCAGTTGAGGAGCGGCACCAAATCCGTACAGGACCGGCTCTTC